AGCCACAGTGTCAGAGACTAATTTGGTATATGCTTCCCTAGCCTGGGCTTTGATAGCTTCCCGGGCCTTCTTGGCCACATCCAGAACATCTATCTCGCCGGTAACGCCCAGAATTTCTTTTACTTTGTTCAGGGTCTCTTCCGAATCAATAGCCGTTTTCAGTTCGGATATTTCGCCAGCTAGGACCTCAGCACTAATACCCATCTCCCCTACTACCTGACCCAGGGTCACTTCCCCGTTGACTAACATAGCCTTGATTTTTGCCATGAGCTCCTTCCAGGTCATACTTGTTTCACCTCCATAAATTTCGCCAATCGGCTCATAAACTTCTTTCTTAACAACTTCTGTTTTTTCTCCAAACCTCACCTCCCCATCAACAATGCCATAAGGGATATTATAGAGCTTGGTTCCTTTTTTGCTTTCGTGTTCAACAATTACATAAGTATCGAATACCTTCCGGATCCAGACATAATTGTCTTGGCCTTCACCAAAGAGCGTTTTTGCAGCTGCTCTAAGGGCCTCCTTTAGCTCCTCGTGGCTGCCGTCAAGCTCACCTGCGATCTCATTGCCTATTTCACCGGTTGCCACAATAGCAGTGGGCATACCAGCCCTGCCCAGTGGCGTCCAGTCGATTGACAGAGGTTTATAGTCCACTACATTTGTTTCGCCGGCAACCTTTTGAAGCTTGGGGATCCCGAAAATGCTTACCGTCTTAATCGCTTTGCCCTTAATCCAGCGCTTTAAGTCTGCCGCTGCTTTGTCTACCACCCCCCGGAAATATGCCTTCTTGGTTTCATCGTCCCACTTAGCACCTACCCAGTGAGTTACCGGGACAGGAAACTCAGTATCTACATTTTCTGGTTTCTGATGTCCCAGGAAACCAGGCAAGCTCTGGCTCATCACCTCCCCAACAATCTTCTGCAAGGCTTCCGGCCGGTAATTCCAACCCCGCTTTGATTTGCCAGCAGGGATTTCTACCACCACCTCCATGGGCTCGGAGTCACCGGATTTTAACGCATCTAGATCTATCTCCGGATTTAAAGGAATGTCTGCAGGTTGCATTTCTCCTGCTATTCGGGCGTTTAGTATGGCGGTTTCCCCTACAGCTCTACTCATCTCTCCAACTGCCTTATTTGACCACATCTTTTCACCACCTTTTCTCGGCCATAACAAAAGCGCCTTGGCTTTCGCCTTAGCGCTTGTTAACGTATTGTCCAGTTTTTACGTCTCACACCACCAGTTTTTGGTGTGTCGGGTGTACTTCATTCCTTTTTGCCGGTGGGTTTTGTTTTATCTGCACCTGCTAGCTTTGGCTTTGTTTTTTCACTGTCCACCACCCCAAACTTGTCGTAGGCCAGATCCCGCTTTATTTTTTTCAGGTCTTTCTTGGTCGGTTCAACGGGAAAACCGATGCCAATGCCGTAGGTCATTGTTAGGCCTCCTTATCAATAAATAGCTTTTCGCCATACATTTCTTCATATTTCTTGTTCATAGATATTAACTCATGCCTAATCTGCTCTGGCGCTTGAGGATCAATTATAAACCCACCAACTACGGGTATTAAATATTTTTCATATTCTGCCGTTATGAGCATTTTATTGTCCTCCTATTCCCAGTAATAAATTCACAACAGTTTTAGCCGTTTCTCTAGGTTTACCATCTAAATATTCCGCTATGCTTTCAGCAATAAATTCTTTTGTATTAGTAAAAGCATACTTGGATAAATATTTTGCATACTCTTGAGTTCCTTTTTGGGTTTTTAATACTTCTTCTTGAATTTTTTTTCGCAATTCATATATTTGGCTTGCTCTTCGATTATATTCGGATTCACTTAAAGTAGCCCTGAAGCTAGAATCTATAGCATGCCCCAGCTCATGTCTTATTGCATGAAACTCGGAAGCAGTAGACCAGAAACCCACTCGATGTTGTTGTTCTGCTTGTTGTTTTAATTTGCCTATAGAATTTTTGCGTGATACGTTCCGCAACCATATTGCTTTTTGCCGGGGAGAAAAAGCACCCTTCCACTTGGTAGAGTACCCGGGCGGGAAGGTGCCAATGCTTTTTAATTCTACAATATCCCCGAATGTCTGCTTGGCTTTAAGTAGTTCGCTATTTATTGCATTAGCAACAGTAACATGGTATTTCGAATAATCGGCATCTATATTCAGTGCCTCTCTTGCAAATTCTTCAGCTTCTTTCTTTGTTTTTGCGGCTTTAAATACAAACGGTTGCGCTCTTGATGTTTCGGGCTGCGCTTTGTATGTTTCATTATACCACTTTTCCAGCTCCTGGTCACTAGTTGGATTGTCTCGCCATTTTTTTAATCTTTCTACAAACTTTTCCGGTTGCTCGTGCTGGCTAACCAATACACACAAACATGAAGGATGCGCCGGGTATGGCGGTTCGTTCCCTGGGGAATACACCCCTCGTCCCAGTCCTTCGTCATGCGCCGCCAACGAATCACATATGTCAGTCACTGGATGACTTTTGCTTAGGACCCACTTCATCCCCTGATAACTCGGGCTAACCTGTGCGGCCGCAACAGTCCCTTCCCCAAAAGCCGCAGTCATCTCCGTCCTGGCCAGGCGCAAGGCTTCGTAACATAAATCCCCGGGAACTCTTCCCTTCATACGCTTCATCATGTTGGGGTAGTCCTGGGCCAGGGTTCCTACTCCTTGCTTCACATACTGCTGTAGCATCCTGGCTACCTTTACAGCATCTTGCCCAGTCGCAACTGCCTCCTGAATTATATCCCGCATAGTGTTTTGATATTTTTCCCCCTGCTGCCAGATACGGTCCGACAAGAACAGCCCTTTTTTCGTCCGTGCCCAACAGGCTTCCACTGCCTGGCGGTTTACTGTGGCGAACATGGTCCGAAGGCCGGCAGTATCTATGCAGGCCTTTTTAAACAGGTCCAAAGTAACCGCCTGGCTGTAACCGCCTCCGGCATCAACAGCCTGCTCAATGTATTTTCCCAGGGCTTTTTCTATGTTGCCTGCTAGCCTTTCTGCTTCCGCCCTTAATGCCGACTCCAATTCCTCAAGCTGTCTCTTGCGCAGGTAGCTTGACGGTGTTTTTAGGGCCAGCCGGCGCAGTTCCTTGGCTACCCTATCAGCGGACCTAATATAAAGACCCCGGATTTCGGGGTCCTGTCTTAGTCTCAGATTAATATACTTCTTCCGGGCTTCCAGTGCCCAGCGCCGATAAGCGCCAGCAGCGTCTTTAATCTCATCTATTTCCCGGGACATCAGCCTTCAAGCTCCCTGTTGATTTCTTCTTGCTGCCGCTCCATGCCTTCTCCATCCTCCAACCTACGGCGCATAATCCAAGACTTTATAATTCGCTCCCTTTCTCCCGGCAATTCCGGATCATCAGTAGCGTACTCCTGCATAGTGTCAATGTACTGCTGGAGCAGGTCAACGGCAGCATCCATGCTTATAAAGCCGCCCATTAGAGCCGTATTAAGGGCATTTACAAGTGTATTTATCGTGTCGGCATACTCCTTCTCGTCCCGCTCAATCACAGCATCCCAGGTAATAGCCACATCATAACTGTCAAACTTCTTGCCAGTCATTTTGCTGTGCATTACCAACAGCATCCGGCCTAGGGTCTGCCAGTTCTCGGTCACCATTTCCCGCTTCCTGGCCACTCTCCGGATTAATAAAGGCATCTGTTCTTTCACACTAGCGTGGCTAGAGGGAGTATGAACACCAAAGGCAAACTCCGGCACCTCGGACACATCAACAATACAATAAAACAACAACTTAAGCAGTGCTTCTGCGTCACCTATACTGGACCGGGCCTCAATAAAGCTGGCATCTTCCTCATCCGTAAAGATTAGCAGCTCATGGCCTTTTAAGTCTATGTTAGCTTGTTCTCCCCGCTGGACCGCTTTCAAGGCTTCCGGGAAATTGTTTTGCAAAAATGACTGCACGTCCTTGAGCTTCAGTTTCAGCCTGGGCGTAGAGTGCATTTTACTTCCCTGCATGGCGTGTAGCATTACATCATGGTAGGCCTTCAGGTACGGTTCAATGGGCTCCAGTTCGCTGGTACCATATAGTTCCGTCTCTTCTGGCTCGTTCTTGAAGTGGATAATCGGGATAAAGCCCCAGGAGTTAGGTCTTATCTCACTGACCAAGCCTTCGGGTGCATCACCCTCTACAATGACCGCAATTCTGTCAGCCATGATTTTCTGTGTTACAGTATATTCTCTTTGACCACCGTCCCATTTAGCCTTAGCTTTGATAGTGTATGCTACAGGCCTCCTGGTAATAATCGGGTCCACTTCTATATCTGCAATCTGCTCTGGAGGAATAATAATAAAATCAATCCTGTTTTTCTCATCCGGGTAGAGCGGGTCATCATTCTCCAAGTTGGCAAGCATTACAAAACAGTCCCCATCCCGCAAGCTAAGCTGATGCGTCCGCTGCATCCGGCTAACCCAGCGCTTGGTATTTTCATCTAAAACTTCCTGGGCATCCTCATCCTCGCATCTAAACCGGGGCACGCCCATAAATCCCGCCAGGGTATTTATAATGGGTTTTGCAAAACCGGCACCAAGTTTGTAGTCGTCATGAGTATTGTGATATAGCTGCCGGGCAAGCTCATAATCTACCCGGGTGCTGTTAAGCACATAAGGCACATTCCAGCGGCCAGTGAGGATGGCACCAAATCGACCGAATATATTCTGCCGCAGTTTGGATATTTCGCCGACGGCCTTTTTTAGCCATGATTGTTTAGCCATAGATTTTTACACCCCTTAATAGCGCTGCCGAAGCCGGATCCATTGTAGTTTTCCCGGAAAAACGCACCAGCGCCTGACTCATAGCGTCAACTTGGTCGTCAGTTGCCCCGTTAGGAAATGCTGCACACTCTTCTACAAAGTCATGCACCCAAGGCGCAATGCTGGTTTCCGGCAAGTATATGTTACCAGCCTCAATATCCGGGCTTGCTGCTTGTGCCCTTACTATTTTACCGCCTTCAGGGTTTACGGGAATTAACCCAGAAACTTCATTTTTTAATAAATCTATCACTGCCGGGCCATTAGCCTTGTCCTCAATAAGCTTTGCCCTAGCCTCGGGCCATTTTGTAGACAAGCTTTTTATAGCGTAAATGGTTGCAGTGAACCCCATGCGATCCCGCACCTGGTCTAACAGGTATTTGTCTGCACCCCTGCGCCCCCAAACCTGGCCGACAACGTAGCTTGAATCCTTAGTTTCCTTGAACGCGCAATCCCAAGATTGAATAACCTCATCAAACCTGGAAGGGGCCTGACGATAATATTGCCACCAATCGCGCTTTATGATGCCGCCTTCTGCCGGGGAGGGGCGCTGCTGGTAGAGGGATGCCCACCAGTAGGAGCCAACTGCAGTCTTAATACTTTCCAGCGCCTCTTTAGTGAACAAATCAGGACAAAGAACCTGCCCCAAGGGCCGGCCAAGAGCATCGCTTTCTTCTGCCATAGCCGGCAGGCTTATAACATCCCACTTCTCACCGTCTTCCTCCTGGGCCGCAAGTAGCTTCCCTGCAAGGTCGTTCTCGTGCCAACGGGTCATAATCAGGATAATGGCTCCATCCCTCTGGAGCCTAGTCCTGAAAGTGGATTTATACCATTCCCATGTCCTTTCCTGATAGGTTACGCTCATTGCTTCCTGATCGTTCTTAACCGGATCGTCTATAATTCCAATGTCTGCGCCGCGTCCTGTGATCGGGCCATTAACACCTGCCGTAACCATCCCGCCTTCATGCCCTTCAATGTCCCAGCGGTTAGCAGCTGAGGATTTTCCAGATACTTTTATGTCAAATAAAGAGGGACCATACTCTTCAAGCAGGTCCCTCGCTTTTCGGCCCCAAGTCGCCGCAAAATCGGCCTCATAGCTGGCTAGTATTATACGGGTATCGGGGAACTTACCCAGAATCCATGCTGTAGAATACCGGCTTATAAATTCGCTCTTGCCGTACCGTGGCGGCATAAACACCATAAGCCGCTTTGTGCGGCCGGCAATAATATCAAGTATCTTCCGGTTCAGAAGTAATAGATGGTCGAATGGCTACCACAGGCCACGGCTTGTTGTGTGTGCGAACCATGCCGGCGTCGCTGTTTGCAGTCCGCTTAAGGAGCTGGTCTGCAAGTTTTGCTGTTTCTGGATCGGAGATGATTCGTTGTGTAATGTCATACTCATGGCGATTAGTCACCTGCCCTTTTACCTCCTCGCGTGCTGTCACATCACCCGAAGCCAGGGCAATTTTGTCGTAAAGCGTGCCGATTACCGTCGTGCAGTTCTGCGCCGCAGCCGTTTTGATAACTTCCTTTGATACAAGATGTTCCAAGTATTTTTCTATTGCGTCCCAGGCTTTGTGAATAAACCGCTCCTTGCGCTGCTCCCGCGCTTCCTGATGCCCATCCCTGTCCGCCTGAGAGAGCCAGGAATGGAGCGTACTTTTGGCCACGCCCATGTCCCGGGCAACCCGTGCCTGGGTCTCGCCGGCTGCTACACGGGCTCTGGCCTGCTCTTTTATTTCGTCGCTGTAGGTGCGGCGGGTGCGGGTTTTAGTATTGCGGGACATAAGGATCACGCTCCATTAAAGTGAAAAATGTTAAGAAAAAAGAGCCCGAAGGCTCTTAATCTTTTCTTTTGGTTATCTTCTCAATTCGGGACCATGGATAAAATTCTAACTTAAGCAAACGGCGTATCATCTTTATCTAGCCCATCACTTCATTGTTTTGAGTATGAAATTAAATCTTTATGCTTTTCTTATCATAATATAACTCAATTCTGCTTACATCTTTTGTATTGATTATTACTATTTTTTCAGGCGACCCTATGCAATTATCTATTTCTTCTGCATCGTAATCATAACTAGCATAATTTGATAGAACAATCAGGGTTTTGTCTGTAGCGGTTTCCTCATATCGCTTTAATTTGCCTAGATAAATGACCCTTTCTTCGGGTAAGTATATCCTTAACCATTGACCATATCTAAAATCAACGATGTCATTCCATATGTCACGATAAAAAGATTTATTAATTCCGATTTTTTTAATGAGTAGATAAACAGGCTTGCTCGTAAGTATTTTTGTAAACAGAAAACCACTGATTGCAGATGTAATCAGTAAAACAAAAATAATTAAAGGGGATAGAGATATTTCAATTCCTAAACTCCTAAATAATGTAATTAGGGAAAAGCTTAGAATTAAACTTTTAGCTATTGCATGCTTATCGTTTTCAATATCCTTTGAAAACGTAAAAGTATAAACCCATAAAAAAATGTAGCCGGGAACGACATAGATTACTATGCTTGGTAAAAAATCAATAATTGTTTGGATTTGTTCTATATTCATTGTTTTTTAGGTTGTTTAGGTGGTGGTGGTGGTGGCTCGAATTTTGGTGGAGGTACTTCCTTGCCCTTTTCAAACGGAACCTTTTTGGGTGGCGAACCTTTTGGCGATTTTGGTGCCTTTTTATTCATTTTTGAAACCCCCTTTCACCTTTCATGCTTCGGCAAAAAAGGATGCTTTCCTTCAAAGAATCTTGTAACCTTTTGTCGAATATTCTAAAAACACAGTTTATTATCTTTTAGCACCTGATATAACCCACTAAACATAAGAAATAATCTGTAAAGGCGCCAATAGCCTTTTTAAAACAAAACCCGCCTCCCCGGGCGGGCAACACTTTGCATTGCTTGGCAACCTTGACATTGCTGCTTACATAACATACTACCACATTAAAACCGAACAAAGCGAACAAAGTCAGCCTCCCCTAAAATATCGATCATGCATCATCCGCACCCCATCCGCTGTATTCCCTCCCCCGATACTAGCTGCCACCTGATCCCATGTCAGACCGTTCACATGCCGCAGGGTGATGATCTGCCGGAGGAGGCTATCGTCAATGTCGGCAATGTATTCATTGATCTCTTCCAGCAG